CAATCGGGTGATGTGGATGGGCAACATTATGATTTCGTGATGACGGACATTATTGGAAATCACGTTGCTTTGGTTAAACAAGGTCGTGCTGGGAGAGATGTAATGGTTGCAGACAGTTCAAAAGGTATTTTAGAAACAATCAAGGAGAAGATTATGGCTGTATTTGATAATGATTTGGTTGAGGATGAATTTAAAGAAAGCGAACATCCTCGGGCAGAGAATGGACAATTTACGAGTGCTGGTGGTTCTGGTTCTGAAAAAGAAGAAGAATCTTCAAAAGAAGAAAGTAATCCTCGGCTTGATAGACAATTAGAGGGTCGCTCAATAGAAAATATAGAAAAATTATATCAAACAAAGAAAAAAGCATATAAACAGGCTGTAAGTTATGGCGATGATGCTGGTGCAAGGGCTTTTAAAAAAGATATGGAATATATTGAAAAGTATATGGATAAGAAAGAGAGGGAAGAAGAATCTTCAAAAGAAAATGGTGAATTTAATAAAAGTGATTTCTTGGGAGAAAAAGCAACTTTTGTTAAAGGAAATAATAAAATTGTTATCAGAAAAAATGGTGATGTTAGAGTTTATCAAAATGGTAAATTAAACCAACTTATGAGCCAAAATGTCAAAGACCCAGAAGAATATGCAAGACATCAAAAGGAACTTGGTTGGGAATTAGTTGGTGATGAAGATTTAGTAGAAGATAAAGACCTTTCAGAAGCCGAACAAGAAAAAGTTGGTGTTGTTATGAAAGAATTTAAAGAGGGCGAATTAAAGTCTGGTTCTGGTGAAAAGGTGACAGACCCGAAACAAGCTATTGCTATTGCATTATCAGAAGCAGAAAAGGTTAAAGACGAAATTCCTGAAAAGCAGGATGAACCCGAAAAGGCAGGGGATGAAGTAGCCTTAAATAAAGGAGAAGAAGAAATGGCTGAGGAAGTCAAAGAAGCTCCTGCCGAAGAAAAAGTAGAAGAAGCCAAAGAAGAAGTGGTGGAAGATACTAAGGCAGAAGAAGAAGTCAAGCCTGCTTGTGACGAAAAAGAGGACAAGCGGAAATTGATTGATGAAATCGGTGGTATCCTTAAAGATAAGTTGTCCGAGGAAGATTGGCGGACAGTTATCAAAAAGGCTGAGGAATTGGCTTACAATGACTCGGAACGCTCTGCTGATGATGAAAAGAAAGACGACCTAAAAGGCAAAGAAAAAGAATCCTTTGCTGAGGGCGTTAAATATGGTGAGGAAAAAGAAAAAGCCGAACCAAAGAAATTAGACTCTGAACACGAATCAGGGGGTATGAAAAAAGCAGAAGAAAAGAAAGAAGAAAAGAAAATGGCAAAAGATGAAGCTATGGTAATGGATGCGGATGCTATCCGTGCCGAAGCCAAAGCGGAAGTAATTGCTGATTTCAAGGCTCGTGAAACTGCTCGTCGTGCTGTTCGTAAGATGGTCGGTGATGTGGATGTATTCGCTTTTGATTCTGCGGATGAAATTTACAAGTTCGCTTGTGAAAAAGCAGGTATGAACTTGAACGAGATTGTCAGTTTTAAAGACGCTTTCCAAGGGTTATCAATGGTAAAGAGTGGAAAACTGGCGATGGATGCTTCCCCCGTTAGCGGAAGTAATGTGGAATGTTTTAAAGACATTCGTATTGCATAAATAAAAAAGGAGAAAAGAAAATGGCTTTTCAAAGTACTGTAAATCGTATGCCGACATACGGTATTCAAGGAGATGTTGCGAATGGACAAGTTCCTCATTACACTCCGACGACACCGCGTGTGGCTACATCTGCCACAGTTGCTTGTGGTGATTTTGTGTGGGTGACCGACACCAATGGTGTTGCCACTTGTGCAAAGGCTGGTTCGGGTAAACCGACTGGTATCGTTCAACGGACAATGGATTTCCCGTTGGCTGCAACATCCGAAGGTTCTCTGGTTATTCCAGAAGGTCGGACTTGTTCTGTTGTTGTATGGGGTGATATGTTTGTCAAAACGACAGACTCTGCTTCCGTCGGCAAGAAAATTTTTGTAAATAACACAACTGGTGCAATTACTTGTGGTAATGCTGGTGCTTCTGTGTCGGGTGCTACCGAAACAGATTGGGTTGTCAAATCTTTGGCAAACAACGCTGCTGCTGCTGGTGGTTCTGTCGTGATTGTTTCTAACGTTGGATAAGGAGAAATAAAAGATGGATATTAACACTTGTAAAGAATATGGTATTGATTTAGGTCAATACAAAATCTGTGGGGAACAATCCGAAGGTGTTATGGCGTTGGATGCCGCTTTGGTGACAACTCCTAATGCTGGAATTCCTGTTGAACTGTTGACATTCTTTGACAACCGTGCAATTCAAGTTTTGTTAGCAAAACGTGCTGCTACGGAAGTGTTCAACGAAGTCAAGGCTGGTTCTCGTGCTGACGCTGTTCGTAAATTCCGTATTCAGGAAACGACAGGTTACACTCAACCGTATTCTGATTATGCCAATAATGGTAAATCTGATGTCAACTACAACTTCCCTGCTCGTGAAAACTATTTGTTTGAAACGACAATCGCTTATGGCGACCAAGAAATTGCCGAAACTTCTCGTGCAAAGATTTCTTTGGTGGCTGACAAGCAAATGGCTGCTGCTACGGCTATCGCTGTTGATATGAACAAGTTCTATATGAATGGTGTTGCTGGATTGCAAAACTATGGTTTGTTGAATCAACCGAACCTGCCGAATGCTATCGTTGCGGCTAATGGTGCGGCTGGAACTGCTACTTGGTCGACAAAGACAGGCACAGAAATCTACAACGACATCGTGGCTTTGATGTCTGATATTGCTTCTCGTACAGAAGGCAATGTTGACCAATCCACGAAGTACAAATTGGTTGTTGGTCCGAGTTCAAATGCAGAATTGAATAAACTGAATGCTTTTGGAACTGAAACAGTTTTGGCTCTGATTAAACGTAACTTCCCGAATTTGGAAGTGGTTGTTGCGCCAGAATATGACGATTCAACAAAGAAAATTCAGTTGATTGCTTTGGATGTTGATGGAACGCCGACAGGTGAAATGGCATACAGCGAAAAATTGATTGCTGGTCGTGTCATTCCTGATTTGTCCAGCTATCGTCAGAAATTTATGGCTGGTACATACGGTGCGGTTATCTATCGTCCTGTATTAGTGTCAACAATGACTGGTATTTAATTATTGAACGGAGGAATAAGATGGTTAAAATGAAAAATACCGAAAAGAAAGTTACAGAAGAATTGAATGAAAAGGCGACGGCTTCTCTTGAAGAAGCCACCGTCAAGCAAAAGGAAACATCAAAGGGTAATGTCACGGTTGCTTGTGGTATTCCTATGGGTTTGAAATTAGAACTCAAAGATGGACCTCTTGTTTTGAAGGGTTGCCCTATGTCACATATTGTCAATGCCAGAGATGGTGGGTTTTTACCTGCTGGTAAGTATGGTTTGACAACTGTAACTGAAGCACAATGGGAAGAAATCTTGGCAAAATATGGCAAGTTTGATTTCGTTGTGAATGGTGTTGTGTTTGCTACAAAGAGCCAAGAAGAAACTATTGCGAAGGCAGAAGAACTGTCTGAAACAAAGCGGACTGGTTTTGAGCAAGCAGACCCGAAAAAAGGTAAAACAAAAGCCAGTAAAGGTGAATAAAAGATGAGTGGTGGTATTGTACAATTTGATTATAACTATTTACAATCGGCGTTTCCTGAAATAAAGATGACGCCAGTAAGTGCAAAACTTGCTTTTGATATAGCTGCGCAGATTGTAAACAATACCACCAACTCTTATGTTTGCTGTTGTTGTAAAAGAAGACATTTATTAAATCTTTTGACGGCACATATATTAACTTTAAATAATCGTGGTGCTGGGAATGTTGGGTCGATAGGAAATGCAAGTGAAGGTAGTGTGTCGGTTGGGTATGCTACTGCTGGCATTGACAAACTGGGTGCTGGATATTTTGGGCAGACTCAATATGGACTATTATTCTGGCAAATTGCACAACAATTTATGTCGGGGTTCTATGTTCCGTGATAAGATTTAATATAAAAATAGATGATAAACAGATTTTTAAGGAGTTGAAAAAGCAACACGCCAAAGTAGAGGTTGGCTTTTTCGAGGGTGAAAAATATCCTGATGGGACTCCTGTTGCGGCAGTTGCCGCTCATAATGAGTTTGGTGGTGGACATACACCGCCAAGACCTTTTATGAGGACTTGTGTAGAAAGACGTCGTGGAAAATGGCGTAAGGTTGTAAGGGATAATCTGGCAAAAAATCCAGATGTTAGGGTTACAATGGCTGAATTGGCACAAGTTATGGTAGAAGATTTGAAAGATTTTATAAAAATCTGGACAAATCCGCCAAATGCTCCATCTACTATTGCGAAGAAAGGGTTTAATGACCCATTAATTGATACAGGTCGGATGTTAAATTCTGTGGATTGGAGGGGTGATTGGTTATGAATTTACACGAAATTGCCAGTTCTGCTATCAATTCAATAAATCCGTTTCAGAATATTACCATAACGCCGAGAGGTAGTTATACGGTAAATGATTATGGGGAAACGACGGTAAGTAATGGAACATCTTATACTATAAAAGCGGATGTTCAACCTGTAACAAGCGAAGATATTAAATTTATCAATAATTACAATGAAAGTACAATTTATAAAGCGTTTTGGGTTAGTGCTAATACGTTTGGGCTTAATCGTCCTATGGCTCGTGCTGGGGATAGAATTTCTTGTAATGGCAAGACGTATTATGTAACGAGTATGCCAGAGGATTGGTATGAAACAGTTGGGTGGTCGCATTTCATAGGTGCATTACAATTGCAGGAGGTATCAAATGGCAACTCGTAAGCAGGAAATACAGCAAGGTATTCGGGAGATGTTAAAAAAATATACAGATTGCGCTCCTGAAAAGATTTTAGCAGGATATAATAACCACGTTCAATTACCTGCCGACAATGATTATATAATTTTTACAGTTTTAAATCCTCGTAGATATGGAACGCCTATTGTAGAAACGACAATTAAAGGAAGTACGAGTTATCAAGACTTCCGTTGCGAGGTTCAGATAGATTTTTATGGTAATTTTGCTTTTGACCGTGCTTGTGATATAGTGAATATATCAAGGACCGAGTTCTTATGCGAATTTTTGTCACAGTATGGAGTACAGCCGACTTTTGTAGATGAAGCACAGAATTTGACTGGAATAAGTGGCGAAAAGGGGTATGTAGAACGATGGACGGTCAGATTGGAGATTGATTATCGTGATGCCGTTAGCGTTAGTCAAGATAGTTTTAACACGGCGAGTTTAAATATTTTTGAAACGGAGTTTTAAATATGACTATACCTGCTTCACAATTAGTTGACATTACTCCCCGTGTTATTGGTGGTGGATTGTCTGGATTAGCATTTGTGGGGACATTCTTGTCAAAAAGCACAAGACTTCCTGCAAATCAATCGGTGCCGTTTTATTCTCAAAAGGCTGTTGGTGAATATTTTGGCACATCATCTGATGAGTATGCTTTGGCTGGTAATTACTTTATTGCTGATAGTAATTCTAGCAAAAAGCCAGATGTTTTATGGTTTTTTAGAAAATTAGATAGTGCTGTTGCCGCTTTCTTGCGTGGTTCTTCAAATCCTGCCAAATTGGATGAATTGAAGGCGATTACGGCTGGGACATTGACCATTACGGTTGATGGAACGGTTAAAAATTTAACTGGTTTGGATTTTTCTTCTCAAACATCTTTTAGTGGTGTTGCGAGTGTTGTTCAAACAGCTTTAAGTGGTGCTACTTGTACTTGGGACACAAATTTCAATGCTTTTGTGATTACTTCCCCGACTACACCGACAACGGACGCTTCGGCAAGTTCTTTAACATTTGCAAGTGGAACAGCGGCAGAAGCTATGGGATTAAATGCAGGAACATTATCGCAAGGTGCTTTGGCGGCTTCTTTAACTGAAACAATGGATGCCTGTGTAAATTCAAACAGCAATTTCTGGTCGTTTATGCCTATCTGGAAAGAAGAAAGTTCAGATGCTTTGGAATTGGCTGGATGGTGTAACAATCAAGGTGTTCGGTTTATGTATGCTATGGTTGATACAACTGAAGCTGGTAAAACGGCAAATAATACGGCTTGCTTGGCATATCAAGTAAAAGATTACTATGGTGTTTGTTCTTTGTATAACACGAAGGCTTTGGGTGCTATGGCTATGGGTATTGGTGCGGCTATCAATCCTGCTCAATTAAATGGTCGTAAAACTTGGGCATACAAGCAACAGAATGGGTTGGCTTTCACGGTCAATGATGAAACATCTGCTCCTGTGTTATTGGCAAATGGTTATAACTTCTATGGAGATTATGCCACGGCTTCAAATCAATTCAAATTATTCCAAAATGGACAAATTTCTGGAAATGCTAAATGGATTGATACATACTATGGGCAAATTTACATCCGTGATGGATTGCAAAATGCTTGGATTAACGCTTTAATGATGAATAATACTGTTCCGTATAATCAATCTGGATATGGAATTTTACGGGCTGCTGCTATGGACATCATCAATTCGGCTGTCAATGCTGGGTTTATTCGTCAAGGCGTTAAATTGAGTGAAAGTCAGAAAGCCACAGTTCAAAGCGAAGCTGGTTTAGATATTAGTGGTGCTTTGGAAACACAAGGTTGGTATTTACAAATTCTTGACCCGACAGTTCAAGTTCGGTCAGAACGTGGAACGCCAGTTGTGAACTTCTGGTATATGGATGGTGGCTCGGTGCAACTAATTCAAGGAACATCAACTGTATTGTTATAAGGAGAGAAAACAATGAGTAAAGATATTACATCAGCAAATGCAAGTGCCTATCTGTATGCTTCTATTTTTCCTGCTGGTTTAAAGTTGGAACAATTTGGTACAGATAGTGCTTGGACACAAGATAACTATGAAACGGTAGAACATCGGATGGGTGTTGATGGTAAAATGGCGGCAGGTTATACACCTGTTGAAAAGGAAATTACCTTTACATTTGAAGCCAATAGCCCGACATTAAATGGTCTTGACCTGTTATGGCAGACGACAGAAGTGTCGCAAACACCAATTTTCGGTCAGATTATTATTACTGTGCCGTCTATCAAAAAGACATTCACGTTAGTAAACTGCATTTTGACAGGGTATAAATTATTGCCGAATGCAGAACGTGTTTTGGCGCCGATTGATGCTTCTTTTACTTGTGAAAGCATTACATCGGTTCCGTTAGCTTAAATCATTTAATTGGAGGATAAAATGAGAAAAGAGATAGAAATCAAGATTGAAGCAGGTAGGGACGCTGGCAAAGTATTCAAGATTGAAGAAATGCCAGCCGTTCAGATGGACAGATGGGTGACTCGGGCATTATGTATGCTCGGTCGCTCTGGTTCTGGTTTATCGGCTATTGGTGGTTCAACTATGGAAGAATTGTTACAGGCTTTTTCAAAGTTGGATTTTAAAGATAGCGAACCATTATTAAATGAACTGCTTGCTTGTTGTTCTTTTAAAAAGGATGGAACTTTGGTAAAGATGGAAGGTTCAATGGTAGATTCTGTAATTGAGGATTGGACAACAATTTTTAAATTACGGATTGAAGCATTGAAGTTAAATCTTGGTTTTTTAGAAGAAGGCGGGGACTTGACGTCAAAATAAAGACGAACAAGTCCTTGGCAGGATATGTCAATGTTCCGCCAATGATAGGTGCAGTAGTCAATAGTCGGTTGGCAACGCTACACGAGTTAGAAACGGTTTATGGGTCAGAGGATTTGTTTAATCTGTATGAAATCATTATAATAAAGGTAGCGAACGAACAGAAACAGATTGAGGAAGCACAACAAAGACGAAAAGGTAGAAGATAGATGGCAGGGCTAGCATTAGAATCAATTAAAATTGAAGTCTTATTAAATGGCAAAAAGGCTCTTATGGGGCTTAAAGAATTTAATAAGAAAATAAAAGGCTTAAATAAACCAGTTAAATCTGTAAACAATATGTTTGGTAAAATGTTTAAGCTTGCTGGTTTTGCTGGCTTTGCCAAAATGGCATTTGATGCTCAAAAACTTGGTCGGGAATTAGGGTTAATTTCTGATAAGACAGGAATAGCGGCTAGTAAAATATCCAAAATGCAAAGTGCCTTTTCTGCTACTGGTGGTGATGCCAAATCTTTGAGTAGAGTTATTACCAATATTACATCTGGGTTAGCTCGTCTTTCAATGGGCGATGCTTCAATGGCTTCAAAATTATCTGCAATGGGTATCAATGCCTGGGAAGATGGAAGGGTAAAAAAAGCAGATGTTATTCTTGGTGATATTGCAGAATGGACAAAAGCTCAATTAGATGCTGGTCGTTCAATGGCAGAAGTATCACAATTTTTGCAAGATACTTTTGGAATTGAACAAGATTTGGCTAACCAACTTGCTCTTGGAAAAGAAGGATTTAAAGAATATCAAGAGCAAATGGCTAAAATTGTAGGGACTTTAAGCGAAGACGAAATAGATAATCTTAAAACTTTAAATACGTCATTACACAGGTTAAAACAAACTGTAACTGTTTTAACTCAAAAATTAGTTGCTGGTGTAGGACCTGCATTAGAATTTATTATTGACGTATTTCAGGTGGCGTTTAAAACTTTACAACCTGTTTTAGATTATTTGGTAGATTCGCTTAAAGATATTGGATTATCAACGGATGATGTTAAAGACGCTTTTACTGGTTTAGTGACATTTTTAGAATGGGTTGGTATTGTTTTAAAAGGTCTTGTTGATGTTCTAAAAGGTCTTCTTACAGCTATTGTAATGAGTATAAAAGCGTTTTGGCAGGCTGTAAATTGGATGGTTGATGCTATAAAAGAATCTGTAAATTGGATTTTAAATAAACTTGGGCTTGGTAAAGTAGATGACCATTTTTCAAAATCAGAACAAGAAAAGAAAATTTTAGAACTTTACAGAAATGGGAATATTGATGCTCAACAAGCAAGAATTGCTTTGGGACAGATTGGGTTATATTCAGAAGAAGAAGTTGAGAAGAATCGGATTCTAAAAAGGAGAGAACTTGAATCAAGACCAGAAACGAAGATAGAAAAGGCATTTAAAGATGAATATATGCCCACACTTGCAGAAATAAGACTTGGTGAAAATGGATGGGAGTATATACCATCAACAACGATTGTTATTGATAACACAACAAATATCAATGCTACTGGCGATGTTGATGTCCCAGCGATAGAATCTGCGGTAGATGATAGTAATAGTAATATGGTTGGTGCATTAGGAAAAACAATAACGAATACTAATTAGGAGATAAAATGGCACTATTATCAGATTTATTTTCAAAGGCTACAACATCACTTCCATTACTTAAAATAAGTAAATGGGATGTTATGGTTAAAAAAGGACAGGCGCCAAAAAGGGAAAAAGATAATAATATTTTTGGTTTTAGAAGTAAACTTGATGATTGGGTTCGTGATGATATTATAAGTCCAGCAGAAGAAGCGGTTACTTCGTTACAAGACGCCATTGCAAGTATATTTCAAGAACCGCAAGAGGGGTATGAAACTATTGCCCGTTTTGATAGTTTTATTTCGTTTAATGGCACTCGTGATTCTAAAATTGTTCATAATGCCGTTGAAAAGGGTTCTTTTAGGTCTGTAAATAAAATTCATAATCCGAATACCTGTGTTGTAGAATTAGCAAAAGGCGGTTATAGAAGTGAGGTAGAAGCCTGTCTGGAAGCATTAAAAAAGGTAAATGAATCTTTGCTTATTTGTCGGGTTGTCACACCGTTTGGGTATATGGACAATTTAAATATGATTGGTTTAGATTATAGTTATACAAGAGATGGTGGCTCAAATTTATTGATTGCCAAAATGAAGTTTCAAGAAATTCGGTCTGGTCGTGTAAAAGAGGGATATAAAGAAATAAATGTAAAAAACCCAGCAGATACTAATAAATCAAGCACAGGCACAAAAGCCACACAATACACTTGGGGGAGATAGATGGCACAATATATAATTCCGTTAGACCCATTACCAAATCAAGAATTTAACATTACGCTTGGCGAGCAAGAATGTGTATTTACATTTATAACTCGGGGTGTGTATATGTATATGAATTTAACTGTTGATGGGAAAAATTTAATCAATGGGCAAATTTGTTTAAATAATGTTCCTTTAATTCAATATAAAAGTTTAAAATTCAAAGGTCAATTATATTTTACAGACACACAGGGAGATTTAGACCCGTTATATTATGGATTGAATGACCGTTGGGTTTTAATTTATGAGGATGGCAATGTTTAGTAAAAAAAAGATTAAAGTAGTTATTCAGATGGTGGACAAGAAAGTAAAATTTTTTGCGCCAAATGTAAATACTTTAACTTTTGAAGATTTGCCGATTGATGTAAATATAAATGTTACAACGCTTCCAAGTGGTGGTAGTGCCAAGATAAAAATTTATGGTGTATCAAAAGAACGTATGGAAATGATAACTACTATCAAATGGAAGAAACCCTTTATAACGGAAAAAGCCGTATATGTTTATGCCGATGATGGAGAGGGGTATAAACTGCTTTTTGAGGGGAATATAATGGATGCACTTCCCCGTTATGAAAGTGCGCCAGATGTCTATATTGACATTACTGCAAATATGGGGGCTTATCATAATTTAGTGGAAGTTCCTCCATTCCATTGTTCTGATGGAGTCCCCACCGAAAGTGTTTTTAGAGATATTTGTGCGCAGTATGGAGTAAATCTTATAAATCACGGAGTAACTGGAAATGTTAGTGCGCAATTTTTTGGTGAAAATGGGTTGGCAAATAGGTTGAGGGCGGCGTCAAAGGCGTTTAATGTATATGTAATATATAGAAACAATACAGTTGAAATATACCCACGTTATACAGGAACCGCAAATAGATGGGATTTTACAAAAGAAAGTTATATTGGGTACCCTCAAATAACGGAAGTTGGTATTAAAATAAATCTTGATGTTGTCAATGCAGTTGGTTTAAGAGATTACTTTACAATAAAAGGAAGTGAAGTAAGTGCCGCTAATGATAGTTGGAAAATCATAAAATATGGATATTCATTATCTACAAAGATTGGTGGTAAATGGTTTATGACTATTTATGGTGAAAGGGTAACTTTATGAGTGAAGAATTACAAATTGGCACAGACGCTTCTGATTGGGTAGATGAGTATAACTCATTGATTTATATAATAAATTCGGAAATTAAAAAAATAAATACCGCTGATTTAGTAAGGGTTATTGCTATAAATGCAGGAACGATAGATGTACAACCTTTATTAGGAAGTGTCAAGGCTGATGGTTCTATGGTAGAAACAAGCCCTATTCATAATGTAAGATATTTTCAATGGCAATTTGGGTTGAACAAAATCAAGGCTGTACCTGCTGTTGGTGATATTGGGTTATTGGTTTGTTGTAAAAGGGATATTTCCAATGTAGAAAATGGGAACGTTGGTAGTTTTAGACAATTTTCTATGGCGGATGGGATTTATATTGGTGGAATAGAGGGGTTAAATCAAACACCAACTCAAAGTATAGAATTTTCGCAGGATAATTTAACTATAACAGGGACAGGGACTATAAATATCAATGCGCCTACCGTGAATGTGAATAGTGAGGTTGCAAATATTACAGCAACGACATCATCAACGATAGAATCGCCAGTTGTTTCTGTAAATGCTAGTACAAGTGCAACGATTACAAGTCCTTCTGTTAGTTTGGGTGGTTCTGGTGGTAAAAAAGTGGCATTAGATGGGGATGTTGTTATGTCTGGTAATGTTACGGTTGGGACTATTGTTGCCACATCGGAGGTAACGGCTTTATAAGGAGATACTATGAAAACAATCGGATTAGAAAACAATGATTTATATGTGGATGAATTTAACAATCTTGGGATAAAAGATGGGCTTGAAAGATTAGCACAAGATGTTGCTTCATCTGTTAAAGTCTGGAAGGGTGAATTACCTCGTGATATTCAGCGTGGTATTGATTATAATGATATTGATGGTATTCAAGATACTTTAAATCACGATATTATTCAGCAAGCAAACTTGGTAGAGGGAGTTGCCGAAGTAACCGTTGATTACGAACGGAGAGAAAATCGGGTTTTAACGCCTACAATTTATGTAAAGAGTGAAGATGGGGAAACAGTAGAAGTTTAATTTGACAATTTAAAAAAAATTGGCTATGATTATGACAAAGGTGGTGTATAATGGCAGGACAAATTGAAGTAAACGAAAATGGTATAATTGTTCCAGACGCTTCTGAAATAAAAGGTGCATTTCAAGGCGTTTTTACAAATGCTATGGGGACAGATTTAAATCTGGATGATTCTACGCCACAGGGTGTTTTAATTGATGATTTAACCACCGAAAAACAATTAGATAATGCTCAAATTCTTTATCTTATGAATCAATTAAATCCTGATACGGCAAGCGGGGTATTTCAAGATGCTATTGGTATGTTGTATAATGTTCAAAGAAAACCTGCCACGGCTAGTATTGCTAATTGTGTCTGTGTTGGAATTGCTGGAACAGTTTTAAATGGTATCAATACTGGAAATCCTGCTACGGCTCAATCTGTAAATGGTGATATTTTCCAATGTTTAAATACAGTAACAATTCCTGCTAGTGGACAAACTTCCGAAATTCCTTTTGTGTGCACAGAAACTGGAGAAAAGCCAGTTGGTGCCAATACTGTGAATAGTATTTATCAAAAAGTTATTGGGTGGGATGCCGTAAACAACCCGAATGGTGGAACGTTAGGGACAGAAGTGGAAAGTCGGGAAGCATTTGAAGAACGTCGTAAACAAAGTCTGGCGTTAAATGCTACTGGCTCATTAAGTGCTGTAAAATCTGCTTTATTAAATGTTAATGGCGTTACTGATGTGTTTGTTTATGAGAATGATAGTGATACGGCTATTTCAAATTATCGCGGGGTAACAACTATTAAACCTCATTCAATTTATACTTGTATTCAAGGTGGAACGGCAGAGGATATTGGGGAAGCGATTTATGGTTCAAAATCTGCTGGGTGTGATACAAATGGCTCTGCCACGGCAACTTATTATAATAGTGATGTAGATATTACATTTTCATATAACTACACAATTCCAAGTGCTAGTCCGATATATATTCAAGTCAATCTTGGTTCTGCTGTATCAGATGGAACAAAAACTCAAATTATGGATGCTTTGGTGGATGATTTTTATGGAACGGCAGACAATAGCAATTTAAAAATTAGTATTGGTGATACGATTTATGCCAGTAGGTTTAGTGCTTTAATTACAAATCTTGGGTTAAGTGGTTTGTTATTGGAAAGCGTAAAGGTATCTAAAAACGGAACAAATTGGTATGATACATTAGAAACTGATATAAATGAATTGCCAACTTTAACAGCTAGTGAAACATATATTAAATTTGTGGTGTCATAATGATTAGTCAGTATGCAAATAGTCCAAAATTCGTTGCTCTTGTAGATGGATTAAGGGCTATGTTTAATAATGCAAAATTGATTAGTGATTGGTATAATATTGTATATAATATAAAAACAGCAAAAGGTTTTGGACTTGATATTTGGGGAAGAATATTAAATCAAGGAAGAAGTTTTGTATATGTTGACCCAGATAGTGGGACAGAAACAGAATATTATTTACAGGGTGAATTAACAGTTGATGGAACAACTTTTAGTGCAGATGAGGTAGAAGAAACTTATCGTAAGGTTTTATTTATGAAAGCTATAAGCCTTATTACAAATGCCACAGATAAAAGTTTAAATGAATTGATACAGTATTACTTCAATGGTCGGCGGTGTTATGTTATCCAATATGATACAATGAAACTGCGGTATGTTTTTGAAGTACCTGTAAATAAGTTAGAAAAGAGTATTTTTACATCTGGATTATTGCCAAAACCAACTGGTGTTGGTGCAACGTTTAGATACTTGCCAAAGAATCAATATTTTGGTTTTTATGTGAATAGTAGGGCTCAAAACGACCAGTACTGGGCGCCGTTTGACAATAAGCCATTTTATTGGTAAGATAAAAATAGGAGAATAAGATGGATATTTTAACACAACCTACATTACTTTTAAAACCTTTTGCTGAATCAGGAGATAAAAACTCAATTCCTGTAACTAATACGGATGCTTCTAATCCGCAGTTAGCAGATTTGACAAATGGATTTCCGCAAGTAGTGAGTGAAGACCCCGATGATGGTGGATTACCGCCAGAAAGAAAAGACATCAATGGGTTAGGATATTTAACAACCACTTATGATTATTTTTATCAAGCTGGGGGTACGTTTACATTTAACCCGACAATTTCTTCTGCTATTGGCGGTTATCCTTTGGGGGCTAGATTATGGTATACGGACGGTAATGGAGCAACGACGGTTGTTCGTTCAACAGTTGCAAATAATACAGATAATTTCAATGATGGGAGCGCAACTGGTATTGGGACGACTTGGGCGCCAGAAATTCCTGTATTAAGTTGGAATAATACTTGGACTGGGGATAATACATTTTCTGGAAATACCACTTATACGGGGTATTCAACAACCTTTTCTGTGGATACTTATAGTGGGCTTTCTGATAATGGTAATCAAATTTGGATGAGAACTTATAATTCAACAAGCTCTTCCAATGGTGTTGGGTTTGCCAATAGTAATAATCAATATTTGGGTTCCATTCAAGGTGTTACGACAAATAATGGGTCGACAACAGATATTGTTATAAGTGCTGTTCAAGCTGGAACAAATACTGCTTCTAACTTATATGTTGGCGTAAACAACGGTACAAAATATGTGACAATACCAGAGGGGTCAACTGTTAATATTCCAACTCCAGCAAGTTCCATTGAAAATTCTTATCAATCAGCAAATACAGCTTGGGTGCATAAGTATATTTCTGCATTAAATACTGGTAATTTTTCTTTAACTAGGATAGATGCTATGGGCGGACCAAATCCAATTTATGATATTGATTTAACCGAGCCTTATACAAACTATGATGGAATTATAATCGTTGTCACAAACGACTCTTCGAATGGTGTAGACCATATATTTGTCCCAACTTGGAAACTTAACTTAAATATTAATTGGGTAAATGTGAACAACGTTCCGTCATTTATGTTATTTCAAGGTGTTTATTACTGGTCTGTTTTACGTGGCTCTACAACAACAAAATTTTTACATAATAATGATAACTGTATTATACAGGGTATATGGGGAGTTAAGTTCTAATGTGCCAAAATGTTCGTTCTGCCATTGATGTAATTAAAACACAAACAAATCGGAAAACATTAAACCGAGGAGAAACGATTATGCTTTTCGAAAAGGTTATAGAAGACTCCAAAATAATGGGGGAAAAAATGACAGAATTGGAACATCGTGTCGGTAATGTTGAAACAAAGCTGACAATAGTAGATGGTAAAATAGATAACCTAAACGCCAAAATCGACAGCCTTATAAATAAACCGTCTGTATTTGTGACTAAACTGGCAGATAATAAATGGTTTTGGATTAGCATTATTATTTTTATGCTTCTTTTGGGAAGTTTGTTCGGTGCTAATACTGATTGGGTAAAAGGTGCATTTACAATAACGGGGGGTTAAATGGCATACTGGGCGTCATTCTTTTTTATTCTTGGTGGATTTTTTCGTAGGATTTTAGGAACAACATTTAAAATAAAGGGGGTAAAAATACCTCGTTTTTATAAATTAGTAACATTGGCTTTAATTTGTATGCTTATGTACTTTATTGCTGGTTCGTTCCCAAAGGGTTGGAAAGAGTGGCTATGTATGGCTTGGGCTATTGGATGGATGATTAGATATAACAGCCATACTCACGGTGATTATTGGATTTTAGAGGAAATAAAGCCAGACGAAGGTCGTTCTTGGTGGGTTGATAAAACATTAAAGTTATTGTTTGGAAAGGGTAAATATTATAACTTTAACGGAAATTTTGTTGGTTTAACATTGGGGTATTTAGTTCCCGCTATTATGGCAAGTATTACAATGCCATACCATTGGTTTTGGATTGCTGGATTTACAACGCCTGTGGGTTACTTATTCTGCGAGGAAACTCTTAAATTTACAAAAAGAGAAACTGAATATGCAGAATGTTTAAATGGTGCTTTAATGTTTTTATTGTTTTTTATAAATTTATAAAGGAGAAAAATTATGTCAACTATTACAGAGCCTAGCACAATGACAGTAGAAGGAGTTGTTGGAACAGATAGTGGGAACCAACGGGTCGTTATGACAAATGCTTTTACTGGAACACAACTTGCCCATAGCACAAAATCAGTAGAGGTTTTGTGCGATGATGGAAATGGGAATAAACAATTGTGTGTTGCTGTTACACATTTTTCTGATTCTGAAAGTAGCCCCATTCCTTCGCAAACTGGACATGGTGGAAAATTTTTAAAAACGACAGGTTCTACATTAGTTTGGGATAATGCTTTACAAAATGGAGGTACGGGTTCATTGGCTCTTGGGGTTGAAGGTGATGCTACTGGTGATGGCTCTATTTCGTTGGGGGCTGGTTCTGAATCTGGTGGTTCAAGTGGGATTACTATTGGTGTTGGTGCAGAAGGCAGTGGTGATGATAGTATTTTAATCGGTGGTGCTACAAGTGATAATGGAAAAGATTATAATACTATTGTTGGCGGTCGCGCGGAAGCAGAAAAGGAAAGTAATACTGTAATTGGTTATAATGCTTCATCAACGGCGATTGGGGCTGTGGCTCTTGGTATTGGTGCAGAAGCGACAGAAAATGGTTCGTTTGTGGTTGCTTTATCAACCGATGGAAGTTCTAGTACATCTTATAAAGTAATGGGTTCAGATGGTAAGATTGACCCAGCCAGATTCGCTACCGTTCCAAATGCTGATGGGACTTATGTATTGAAAGTAACTGTTGCTAGTGGAGTAAAAACATATTCTTGGGTTGCAGAGTAATAAAAAAAAGGAGGAAAAATGAGTGATATTATAGAAGAATTCGAGGGGTTTTCTGCACAAGCCTATCCAGACCCTTTGACTGGTGGAGAGCCGTGGACATTTGGCTTTGGCTCGACAACGAAAGCAGACGGCAGTCCTGTTAAATGTGGAGATTATATTGAGAAAGAACAAGCAAGAGCTTTACTTCGTGATTGGTTAATTAAAAATGCAAATCCTATAATTGCTTCTATTCCTTATAGATTGACAGAAAATCAAAAGCAGGCACTAGAAAGTTTAATTTATAATATCGGAGCTTCAGCGTTTAAGAAGTCAAAACTTTATACGGCTATTTGTAAAAAAGACTTTTACAATATATTTAAGGAATGGGATTGGGGTGCGAAACAGTTAAGGGGTCTTGCTAAACGTCGTGCCAGAGAGCTTGATTATTTCATGAGGGATTTATGATAAAAGACGAAATTCTAGCCGAAATGAAGGTTATTGCCGAAGAAAACGGGGTAGAATTGACTGAAAATGCAGAAAAAATTGCTTCGTTTAGGGCTAGAACTGGATTACCTTTAAGTATTTGCCCTTGTGCAAAAGATGATAGGACAAGGTATTGCATATCAAAACAATGTAAAAAAGACATTGAAAATTTAAATACTTGTCATTGCCGTGCATTTAAAAAGGTAATTTGACATTTGTATAAAAATGTATTATATTATTTTTTGTGGCTAGTGATTCGAACACGAAAGCCAGAACCTTACTGGTTGCCACATTTAACTTTAAGGGCTTATAAAAGGGATAAGATATGCCAAAATATATAGATATAACAAATAAAAAATTTGGAAGATTAACTGCAATAAAATTTCATCATATATCAAAAGGACATTATTTTTGGGAATTTTTGTGCGATTGCGGTAATAAAATAATTACAGATAAAGATAGAGTAAAAAGAGGTGTTACAAAATCGTGTGGATGTTTTTTTAAAGAAAATTCTAGGAAATGGCAAAAGATAAATTGTACAACTCATTTAATGACTAAAACAAAATTATATAAATCTTGGATGGGTATGAAAACAAGGTGTAAATCGAATGAAAAAAATAAAAAAAGTATTTATAAAGATAGGGGTATAGTTGTTTGTAATGAATGGTTAAATAGTTTTGAAAATTTTAGGGACTGGGCAATAAAAAATGGATATAAAGAAGGATTAACAATAGATAGAATAGATAATAATAAAGGGTATTCACCAGAAAATTGTAGATGGGCTACTCCAAAAGAACAGGCGAGGAATAGAAGGACAAATAAAATAATAGAATATAACGGAGAAAGTCATTGTATGTATGAGTGGGATGAAATTTTAGGATTAAAAAAAGGAACAGTATCACATAAAATAAGATATAAAGAGCCAGAAAAGTTTATTGAAGAACAATTACAAAAAATAAAAAGGAGTGGTGTATAAATGAAAATTTTAAGAAAAATGTTGTTTGTTTTTATAGTATTTTTAAATGGATGTGCTGTTGATAAATGTAACGACTATGTTGTTGCCTATGATTGCACGTCTAAATATGGGACAGAGTGTCGTGAGCATTATTTGGAAATATGTGAGGAGTGTGAAAGGAATAACCAATGAAGAAGTGGTTGGTTTTATTTTTACTTTTAGCTGGGTGTAAATCAACTCCACCAAGTGAAGTAATATCTAACACGGTCGTAAATGGGCTTCAATCACACGTAGAAGCAATTTCTTTATTGGAGAAACAAACTACACCAGAATGTAAGACGGAAGCGTTTACAGCCAATTTAAATGCGCTTAAAACACAAACAGAAAATATGGTTGGGCAAGTAAAAAGCATTTCGCAATCTTGTAAGGTTGAGAAACAAGAGATTTTAAATAGGATTTATACAAGAGATTGTATAATTATTATATTTTTAATTTTATTTATAATTTTAGTTTACTTTCATTTTAAAAAGTGATATAACGATACGAAATATTGTTATTGGAATACTTGCTGGGATATTGATTTTAATAGCATTTTTGTTTATAAAAAAACGGGTTTGACATAGCAATTTTTTTTTGCTATATTCTTAACAGGAGAATTTAATGTCTGGCTGTTGTTGTGAAGAAAAAGGAATAATAGTTTACCAATCTTTTGACACGAGATTTCTTGGTGTTGATTGGTTATCAATATCTTTTGAAAGTAGATTTCAGCTCGAAGGATTTAAAGCGAAATTTTCAATTTGTGGGTATTCTTTTGAATGGGATAATTTATTAGAACCAAAAATTATAAATTTAACAGCAGAACAAACGGCGACAATTCCAATTGGGTTAAATTATGCAGAATTAATAGTCTGGGATAATGAAGATAATGCCAAGCCGTTCTCTACGTCTATTCCTGTTATTTGTAAAAACTGGGTAGAAAGTGAAACAGAAGTAGATACTTTTAATATGTCGGTAAATGCGGTTTTAGAAGATGAAACCCAGATGTTAATTCGTATTGAAACCGCAAATGTAACGTTAGATTGGGTAGAAGAAAAAATAGCAGAGCATAATGCTGACGAAGAAGCACATCCTTATATTTTGGGTGAGTTAGATAAAAAGGTTGACAAAGTATCTGAAGCTAATAGGGTTTATGGTACAAACGGGCAAGGTGAACAAACCACTTATGATGTAGAGTCTTTTGGTAAAGTTGATGATGTAAGGGTGCATGGTGTTTCGGTTGTAGAAAACAAAATAGCCAATCTTGGTAAAATGGCTGGTGTAAATTATGCCGTTCTTATAAGGAGGCTCTAATGGCAGGGATAATGTATTTAGGAAATCAAATGGTAAGCCCTGTTGTTGTTAAAGGTATAGATGGGTATATTGGAAGAGAAGTTACAGAAGATGGAAAATATCAAGTTTCAGAAAATATTTTATTTTCGTTCCCTCCAGAAATAAAAGATGTTGGAGATTATGCTTGTAAAGGCCTGTTCGAGAATTTTTCTATACAAGGTATTGATGATAGTTCTTTAGAAAAAGTTACTGGTAACTTTGCATTTAGTCAGGCTTTTACAAATAGTTTAAAAAATAAGGTGGCTCATTTTAGAAATATAGAGTCTATTACTGGAGATAATTCTTTTGCTGGTTCGTTTATTGATTGTGATGGTACAAAAATATACTTTGATTCTTTAAAATCTATAAAGGGTAATCAAGTTTTTTATAATTTTGCTTCATCTTCAAGCGGTTATTCTGGTGGTGCTTCTATTGAAGAAGCCAATTTTGATAAATTAGAAGAAGTAGATGGGGATTTGGTTTTTTATAATGCTTTTAATTACAATAACAGTATTAAGAAATTAGATTTTAAAAAGTTAAAAAGTGTAAATGGGAGATGGGTTTTTGCTTCTTGTTGTTATGGGGCGTCTTCATTAGAAGAATTTATAATGGATGAGTTAGAAGAAATAGGAGATAATACAACTGGAGAAAATCCTGGGGCTTTTTATTATTGTTTTAATGATGCGATAAAAATAAAAAAAATATCTTTTAACTCATTAAAAACAGTTGGTATAAATGGGTTGTCAAAACTTATTTATAGTAGTAATAAAACTTATTATGATTTATCTATATTTAATGTTCCAATGGTAGAAACAGCCAAAGATAATGCTTTTAAGGAAGCTTTCCAAATAAGTGGAACATATCCGAGTATTCCAAAATTAAATGTTGTTTCATTTGATTCGTTAGCAAATATACAATATCCAAATGTTTTTAAAAACTTTGCCCCAGAGTCATTAAAAATTCTTATGTTTAAATCACTTAATGAAAATTCATTTGGAAGTTATACAAATCAGTTTAATAATATGTTGCAACATTGTACGGATTGCATTGTATTTTTCCCGTCATCTTTAGAATCTATTATAGGAAATTGGTCTGATGTTTTAACTGGATTTGGTGGAACAAATACAACTGTTATATTCAGAATGCCAATGGAAATAATTGTAAATGTTACTCCATTTACAGCTAGTGTTTTATTTACTGGGAATAGAAATGAAAATACTTTAATTTGTTTAAATAACATAAATTATTATGGTGTTTTTGATTCTACCAACGAAAGGGTTATTTTCGTTAAAGATGATAACTATATCGAAGGGGATGTTCGAACAGTAGATATTGATATGGATAGTTATAGTTATAATAAAATTACAATAAATACTGGTGTAGAATTATATAATATGTATTTAACTTGGAATGGTCTAACTATCCCAGTACAAGAAGAAGAAACTGGTGTATATTCTTGTTATATGAATATAAGTGTTGGAGAAAGTGTGGGTATTATTTCTGATGGTTCTTTTTATTATGCTCCTATAAGTACTTCGTTTACAACAACGGGTTCAGATGTTTCAATAAGTATAACGCCAACAGAAAAGGAAACAAGAACTTTTGAAAGACCAAATTTAACAGCTAATGGCGTTTTAGGTGGAGAAAATTTTGCTGTCACTGCAAGTAGTGAGAGTAATGCATATCGAGCTGTTGATAGCCTTACAAGTTCAAGTTGGGCTGGTACTGTGTCTAATATAGGTTGTTGGTATACTATTTATAATCCAAAGGCTTTACTGATAAATTCAATAACTTTCACTTTTTATGGTTTTTGGGGCATAGTTTATGGTATAACTGATTTAACTGTTTGTGGAAGTCACGATAACGAAAACTGGGATGAATTAGAAACGTTTTCTGTAACTCCAAGTGAAGTTTGTAATATAACTATGAGCAATAAAAATTGGTATAAATATTATAGATTTTATTTTACACCAAGTATGGCTGACCTTACCTATGTTTCAAATATAGCATTTGATGCTTTGGAGGACATTTCGGAATGATAGTTAAAACAACATATATTGGAACTTTAAACGGCGTTCATGGTATTTGGTGCGGGTTTAAACCAGATGGTGCCATTATTACAAAAGAGATACCAATTCTTTATCCAGAAGTAGAGAAAAAACTGCGTAAAAAAGGCGATGAAGAATTACTTGACTTTGTTATATTAAACGAAGATAATAAGGAAGAAGATTACGAAGAGGTAGAAGATGTCAACTGATACAGAATTACAACAGTTAATTGTATATGTCGGAACACAAGCAAAGGTTGATGAAGCTCGCCAGCAAGGATTGATTGGGCAAAATGATTTTGTAATTGTGACGGATGCTCCAGAGCTTCAAACAAAGTTAACATCTGCTAATGCTGGTACTGGTATTTCAATTACTGAAGTAAATGGTATTGTTAAGATTTCGAACACTCAGACATCTGCCGAATGGGGAAATATTTTAGGTAATTTACCAGACCAGACAGATTTATGGAATTATTTATCTGAAATTGGTGTTTTAGCTAATTTAACAACCACCGAAAAATCCACGTTAGTTGGTGCTATTAATGAAGTAAATGCAAATGCTTTAAAACAATCAGACATTACGACAGGTTCTGCGAATGGCACAATAGCGGTTAGAGGTTCGGATGTAGCCGTAAAAGGATTAAAGAGTGCGGCATATACATTAAGCACGGCTTATGCTACTGCGGCACAAGGGACAAAAGCCGATAGTGCATTACAACCGACAGACGTTGTTAATAATACCACTTCTACGGCAACGAATAAACCTTTATCTGCTAATATAGGGAAATCTTTACAAGACCAAATAGATAATTTGAAAGCAAGGGGTCGATTTTTAGCTTTATGGAACTGTGCGACAGGTTTAGCGGAAAGCAATCCTCCGTCGGGAACTTATACATATCAATCTGGGGACTATTTTATTGTAGGAGTAGTCGCAAGTGCTGGTGGTACAAATTATAGACCTGATGGGTCAACTTATACGACAGGAGTTGCTTCTACAACTGTTGAAACGGCACAGGTTGACACGGATGATGTTTACTATTATGATGGGAGTGTTTGGCGTTTACAGGTTAATACTCAAAAAGAGGTTGGATTTGTAAATATCGCAGGAAGTCCTTATGATAATACAAATCTTGCGAGCGCACTAAATAGTAAACAAAATGAAATTGATTCTAGCCATAAATTATCTGCCGATTTAGTTGATGATTCTTCTACAACTAATAAATTCGTTACTGCAAGTGATAAAACTACTTGGAATGGGAAACAGGATGAGTTAGTATCTGGTACAAATATTAAGACAATAAATAGTACTTCTTTATTAGGTTCTGGGAATATAGACATAATTATTCCAACTGTAAACGATGCCACTTTAACAATTCAAAAGAATGGTACACAGGTTGCTACGTTTACAGCCAATAGCTCTACAAACCAGACGGCGAATATAACTGTTCCTACCGACACATCAGACTTAACAAACGGAGCAGGGTATATTACATCGTCTGCTTTATCAGGATATGTACCTTATTCAAATGCTACTGGTGCCGTTGACTTAAATGCACAAGACTTAAAGAATGTTGACAACCTTGCCGTAGGTACTGCAACTGTTGACAGTAATGAAAAGATACTTTCTGTCGGTCAGAATAGATTTGTAACGAATAATCAGAACGGATTGTTTATTTCTAGCACTACAAGTCAGTCACGAAAAGGTATGTATGGCGTGCCAATGGCTTTGGAAATACAATTTAACTCTAATAATCAAGCCTATTCGTATCCTTTGGGCTTCCACGATATGAACTCAAACGATAATGGTGGACAGTTCTTATTTACATCATTCTCAAGTAATATCGGTGCGGCAACTGGTGGTGATGTTATGGTTGAGAACGACAAAGGTGGCTTGATATTCAATACTGGAAACTCAAAGACTGGAAGTAAAATGAGGTTCACGGTTGGAAACTGGCAATCAACTCCACAGATTACAGTAACAGCGAACAGCGTTGGTATTAAAAACCTAAATCCGAGTTCAAGCTATGCTTTGGATGTATCGGGAACAATTAACGCCAGTACAGATGTAAAGATAAATGGGAACAGTATTATTCCCAGCCAAAGTGGAAATTCTGGTAAGTTTTTAACAACAAATGGTACGAATACCTATTGGGAAACAGTGCAGGCAGGCGGAGATGCAAATGTTCAATACACAGGTGGCGGTGGTGGAACAGAAGTTATAGATTTATCCCAGCTATATGTAGATAGTCAAGGTGCCACTTATGGTTTTAACTATGACAGTATGTCTGGAACAATAAAGAATGACAATGCTCAAGTTGATGACTCTTTTGCGTATGGTTATATTGAATTATATCTTCAAAACGATGGTGATATAATAATTTCATTTTCTCAAGACTCTGAACAAAACTATGACTTTGGTGAAATATCTGAACTAGATACATACTTAAATCAAGATAACTATGAAGATACTGATTATGTTGCTTGGTCTGGTAAAGATTATGATACAATATCTGATAGTATAACATTCTCAAACGTTCAAGCAGGTTATCACTATTTTACAATAAAATACATAAAGGACAGTTCTTCCGAAACTGGAACTGATACTTTTGAAATTACAGGTATTGAAATAAGCGGTGGAAGTTCTACTGGGAGTTTAATTGATACAAATACTCAACAGGAAATACCATTGTCTGAAATCAATGATATGCCACAAGTTTTGCAAGATATTCGTGATTCTATTCCTGATGTATCCACATTGGAAAATGATTTTGTAACTATTAATACATCGCAAAAGATGCAGGCAGCTAAAGCTATTTTTGGTACAGACGTTGCATTTGGTTCTGATACAACACAAAAGAACCTATTAGCTGTTATTTCAAATAACAACTCTACGGCAGGGAATTGGATTGGGCGTTTAACCGTCGGTGCTAAAAACAAGACCTTTATTATGGGTACTTATGGAAGTATCTGCGTATTAGGGGCACACTCTTGGACAAATGCTCAACAGGGTACTGGTGCTGCTTGGGAGCCTGTTTACATCAATCCTGATGGAGATAAGGCTGTTTATATTGGTGGTAGCCCTATCAATGGTAAACAAGCGATGATGGTTATTCAGAACGTCAATGCGAATACCACGGGTACAGTTAAAATCAACAGGTCTTCGAACTTATCAAACAACTTTAAAGATGTTGCTTGCTGGGATGACGCTGTGACAAAGTTTAACTTTACTTCGATAAGTGGGTATAGTGCTGGTTCTAATCAAATGCTAACGCACGACACAAGTGGAAATCTAAAATGGGTCAATATTTAATGAAAGGAGAATAAAATGGCTCTAAAAAAACAAAAACAAAACTTTGGATATAACTTTGAATATTGGATGATTACAGCTCGTTCCTATGCTAAAGAGCCGAATAGAACAGACTTTGTAATTTCCTTGTATAAAGATAAAGAAGCACGGGATAATGACATCTATTGTGCAGTAGAATCACGTCAATACACTATTGAGGGAGATGCTACAAGCGAACTATGCTACAACTATCTCAAGACTTTGCCGGAATTTGAGGGTGCAGAGGACTGCTAGATGAACGACATAGATGAGGATGCTCGTTTATGTGGGATAGACCCTAAAGTCTGGGAAGATTTTAAAAAAACTTTCAAATATGAACAAATGGAGTTTGAAAGTATTGTTGGTCCGATAGACGAGAGGGAAGCAGAAGAACGCCATCGTCTATCACAGGCTAAACGTTGGTTTGGATATTATAGAAAATGTACAGACCAAAATAAGAAGCTTGCTCTGATAGACCAATACAATAGTTTAGCAAAACCAAAGGAACGAGAGTAATGGGGTTGACTTCACACTTAAATCGGCATTACAGGATTTTAATCAAACAAGGTAGATTTCCGATATGCTATTTATGTGGAAAGCCAATTAAAAAGCAGAATGAGGTTTCACAAGACCATTTAATTCCAAAAGCATTATCTGGAAAAACAGTAGAAGAAAATCTTTGCATTTGTCATAAATTATGTAATAATAAAAAGGGGATGATGACTGTTCAACAATGGTTTGATAGGCAAAGAGAATAGGATTTGACAAACAAGAATAAATTTGCTATTATTTTTGCAGGAGTAATGTATGACCTGCGAATGTAAAGAAAAAACAATAACGGTGTATAAGGGTTTCCCAACCTTTTGGAATGGGAAAAGCCTTATAAACGTATCTTTTGAAACGTTTTTGGATTTAACTAATTTTTCTGCTACATTTAAAATTAATGGTATAGAAAAAAATTATGATGATATTGCTGAAGGATTTAATATAGATTTAACCAAAGAAGAAACGGCTACATTACCTGTTGGATTAAATTATGGTGAATTAATTATAACAGATAGTGATAATCATAAAAGACCTTTTACAACTGCGCTACCTTTTTATGTAGAAAATTTTGTTAGTGGGGATATTCATTTAGATAATTATACGGCTATTATAAAAACTAAATTTAAAAAAATACCATTAACAATAAAAATAGATACAAGTGAAATAGATGTAGAAATAATAAAGGGGTATATTAGAGAACATAATTTAAATGAAGGAGCCCATCCATATATACAAGGTTTAATTGTAAATGAATCAGAAATAAGAGAAGAAACCGATGTAAATTTACAAAGCCAAATTAATGATATTTCTATTTTAGCAAACGGATATGTACATGAGCAAGGTGTTGCAAGTCCTATTTGGGAAGTGCAACACAATCTTAATAAATATCCGTCTGTAACGGTTGTTGATAGTGCCGAAAATGTTATTATATCAGATGTAGAATATATTGATAAGAATAATGTTAAAATAACAATGGTAGGTGCTTCAAAAGGCAGGGCTTACTTAAATTAAAAGGAGATAAATATGTCCACGAAAGTATTAACAGATTTAAATTTAAACCAGAATGAGTTGCAAAACGCTACAATTCAAAATCTAGCTTCTGCGCCATCAAATCCTATTGCGGGGCAGGTTTATTATAATACAACAACAAATAAATACATGGGGTATAATGGCTCAGAATGGATAGATTTATCTAATCAAGGAAGAATTTATACATTTTCTGATGGATTAACAGAAAATACTTCAACTCATAATGTCACATTGGATAAAGCTACAACATCTGCTGTTGGGGGCGTAATTGTTGGAACAAATATCGGTGTTAATAGCGGGACAATTAGTGTTGCAGATGCAAGCACATCTACAAAGGGTGTAATCGAAATTGCGACAGACACAGAGGCAAGTACTGGTACAGATACTGTACGGGCTATTAATGCCAAACAGTTAGCAACAAAGGTTACTGCAAATGCGGCTATTTCTGCTGGGACTGGTACAAAAATTACCTATGATGCTAAAGGTTTAATAACATCAAGTACAACATTATCCGCAAGTGATATTCCAGATATTAGTGCTACTTATGTCACAGTTGCCAGCAAAGGGGTAGCGAATGGGGTTGCTTCTTTGGATGGTGATGGTAAAGTGCCGAGTTCACAATTACCTAGCTATGTTGATGATATTATTGAAGCTTATATTGTTAGTGGTGCGACAGCCCTATCTGCTGGATGGTTATCAAAAACAGATGGTGGTTCTGCATTAACACCAGAAACAGGGATTATTTATGTTGTTATGACATCTGGTGAATATCAAAATAGAACTTATCGATGGGGTGGTACAACTTATGTTGAAATTTCTTCGGCACCAGGTCAAGCGACAGAATCTACTGCTGGTATTGCTGAAATTGCTACTCAAACCGAAGTAAATACTGGTACAGATGATACTAGAATTGTAACGCCGTTAAAATTAGCAACCAGATTGTCTGGAATGGCTATCAAGTCTACATTTACGAACGGTGCATTAACTTCATCTGGTGGGGTTTGTACTTGGACGATTTCTACTTCGCTTGCTCCGAATTGTTCTTTAACTGTAAGGGAAACATCTGGTGGGGCAGAAGTTATGACGGATAATACGTTTGGCAGTAGTTCAATAACGATTAAAATTAATTCTACAAGTAATATTGCCGCTAATACATATACCGCAACAGTAATTGGATAATAAATCCTTGGAGGGATAATGACCAAGTTTTTAAATATCAGTACAGACAACACTTTAGGTGGTAGTTCTGCATCTGATGAAACTGTATCAAGTCAGAAAGCTATAAAGACTTATATTGAGAGACACTCTTTATTAAATACAGCGACTGGGACAGACTCTTTAACACTTCTTGGAAATCCTTGTACTGCAAACTATGGAACAAATATAGGGTATAACTCAACAAGTGGTGCTGCTGCTATTGCATTAGGTGCAAATGCTTATGCAGATAGAGGAGTCGCAATAGGAAATAAAGCTACTGCATATAATTCAGGAGCTGTTGCAATTGGTACACAGGCTGGTTATGACTCTTCAACTATATCGGGTCAGT